CCGAAAACCCACAATAACCCAATCGGTTTTCCTGAAACCCAACTTAACCCACAAAACCTTAAAGATAAAGATAAAGATAAAGATAAAGAGAAAGAGAAAGATATAGATAGAGAGATAGATATAGTATTAAATAAATTAAATATAGTATAATGGAAAAACAAGAATGGCAAAAGGGGAACGACAGTAAGATGACTTCCCTTCAACGATTAGAATTACATATTCTTTGGTTACAAGAATTACATGCAGAAATAAAGCAAGAAATTCTACGAAAGAAAATAAACGAGATTGAGAGTAATCCACTTCAAGGATTTCCAAAAGATGATGAGTAGCTTTAGTGTAGATTTATTGGAGTTATTGGACGATAGGTATGATATTGATATTAAGGACTACTGGAAGCTTTCAGATGAAGAGCGACACAATGTATCCATTGTTGTAATTGAATCGATTTTTGCTACCTTAAAACGACAACCAGACACCATTCCACTATACATCAGGTTGATAGATGACAGGCTCAAGTTCGCAGAGTATCATGATGAGTTTGAGCAAGCAGAAATCTTCAACAGAATAAAAAAAGAATTATTAAAAATATCTCCAATATACTAAATGAACTATTTATATTACAGGGGGGTATAGTATACTTATAAAAAATAGAAATAACATGAGCATTAAAAATCCAAGAGACAAAAGAATTTATGATTACATCATGAATGACATCAATACAAATGGTAAGAACTATTCAGTATTGACAAACAACATTATCAGTAAAAATTTAGACATATCTCCAGTAACTGTAAGAGATAAAGTAATCAAGTTAGCCAAGGAAGGGTATTTCGTTTCATTAGTAAATCACTTCGACGAGAATGATGTATACTTCAACCGTAAACTATTAAGAGGAAGCCTTCAAGGATAAAATATCAAATCACACTTTATCTTGTTAGCAGATTGGATTGAACAAAACTTTACAGAATTAAAAACCATTTGTAATAAAATTACAAGAGGGGAGGACAGCGATGACCTCTTACAAATATGTGTAGAACAGTTTCTCAAAAACAGGAGGATTGATGACATTCCTGATAATGAGAAACTGTTTTTCTTTGCACGAATAGCAAAGAATAATTACAACTCCAACAGTTCCCCCTACTATCACACTTACCGTAAATTTAAGTTCACCGATATTGATAATGTTGATATTCAATATTTAGAATATGAGGAGCCTGTTGTAGATTTAGATTGGGTCAAGAATGAATTGAACCAATTAGATTGGTATTTCAAACGATTGATGGAGTTATATATTGAAGAGGGGTGTTCAATCACATCACTCTCGAAAAGGACTACCATCCCCATCAATTCAGTTTCAAGGGACATCAACAAGGTTCGTAAGATATTAATCAATAAAAGAAAAGAACAACTAAAAAATTAAGACATGGGGTGTGGATGCAAACAACCAATACAACAAGAGAAGATAGTACCTCAAGGTATTCGACCAATACAAGTAGAATCAGCTGAAGATACAACGGTCAACTACACGATAGAAGATGTGATAAGAATAAAAGATTATCTATCATCAACGAATAAACACGATTCAGAGAAACAATTTGTCTCATACATTTTGAATACAAATTTTGGAGATGTGATTTCTGGTTACTGTGACCAGAACTGTTTAAGACACATCAAAAATAGAGTCAAAGAAATGGAATCAAAATTGAAGAATTAAAGTGAAATAACAGAGATATGGCAAAGACAAACTATAACCCCAAATCAAGGGAAAATCTCAAACCAATTAAGAAGGGTGAGGTTAAGAATCCAAAGGGGGCACCAAAGAAATTACCAAACCTTGATGTGATACTTGCGAATGTATTGGGGTCAGAAAACGAAGAAGGGAAAACAGCAGCAGAACAAATCATCGAGGCAATTAGAAGAAGAGCAAATACAGGAGATGTGAAGGCAGCAAACTTATTGTTAGAGAGAGGATGGGGTAAAGTGAAAGAGAAGATTGATATAACAACCAACGAGGAATCACTCAATAAACCATCAATACAAATTGAAATCATAACCACTAAACATGGCAAAGAAGGGGACGACAAATAGCACTAAAGTAGTTCTAAATTCAAAAAGAAAAGGAGTAGCAAAAAAATCTTATGGACCAAAAGACCAAAAACCAAAACCTTACAGAGGTCAAGGTAGGTAGAAAATTAACACAGGAGTTTATCATCAAAGATTACCCCAAGATAAACTTCGTTGGGGGAACGATGGATAGAAATACCTATAAAGGTTGTTACCTTGAGGTTAAGGGACACTTCAAGTCAAAGACAGATAATCACCATCAAATGATGAGGAAGGTCTTAAATCAACTAAAACATGGTATAGAAAGGAATATGGATAAGGACTTCTTTAGAGACAAGTTTATTACCACCACAAACATATCTGATTCATTCACTGCTACAGGGTCATCGTTTACCACATTAGAGTTTACCTTCTTCCCCAAGAATAAGACCAACAAAGATGAACTAACAAATAAACTGAATGAAATCTGTGAGAAGGTTTACGATGAGGTAATCATCAACAACGACTACATGGAGTTTCATAAAACAATTCAACGAGGAACAAATGCCCAAAAGTAAAAAAAGAGGTGGGGAGAAAGCCCACAGAAAAAGAGTTGCCAAAAGAAATGAATTAAACAAAACATTCTGGCAGAAACAAGTCAACATGGCTTATGAAAAACACGAGGAGTGGAAGAAACAAAAAGAATTAGATGCAAATCAAAATCCAAACAACCAAAGTATTTCAGGACTTAATTTCACAACAAAATAGAATCTGTGTATTTCAAGGGTCATCGAGAGCATCCAAGACATACAACATTTTAATCTATTGGGTATACAGATTACTTCAAGAAGACAACAAGGTCCTATCTGTTGTAAGGAAAACATTACCAGCATTGAAGGGTAGTGTTCTTCGTGATTTGAAACAGATACTAATTGACTTCGGAGTATATGACTCAAACAAATGGCATTCAGTTGATGGATACTATGAGTTGGGGACAAACATCATTGAATGGTTTTCTGTGGATGATGAAACAAAACTACGAGGTAGAAAGCGTGACTATCTATTCATCAATGAGGCTACTGAAGTAACATACGATGAGTATATACAATTAGTATTAAGAACATCAGGTAGGATTGTATTGGACCTTAACCCCTCGTTATGGAAATCATGGATATATGACCTTGAAGGTAATGATGATGTATTCTATACAATCGTTACATACAAAGACAATCCATTCTTGGAACAATCCCTTATCAATGAAATCGAGGGTCTACGAACAAAAGACCAAAACCTATGGAGAGTATTTGGTGAGGGTCAGAAAGGTATTCCCACAAGAGTTGTATTCAATCATCAACAGATTTATGAAACCTTACCATCATCTTGTAAACTTCTTGGATATGGAGTCGATATTGGATACAATGACCCCAACACATTGGTTAAGGTTTATAAGGACGGAGATTCCATTTATTGTGAGGAATTATTGTATTTGAGGAGTACAACCATATCTGACTTTATCTACAAAATTAAGGACCTTAAACTCAATCTAACAGATGACTTCATTGTCGACTCTGCAGCACCAATGGCAATACAAGAGATGGTTAGGGAGGGGATTAATGCAAAACCTGTTAAGAAGGACACCATCTTATCTGGTGTGGACCAAATCAAGAGGTCCAACTTCTTTGTCCATAAAGATTCAAAGAACCTATTGGATGAATTAAATTCTTATGTATGGAAGATTGATAAGAACGGAAATATATTAGATGAACCTGAAGATAAAAACAATCACCTGTTGGACGCAATCAGATATGTCTTACAGATGAAACAAATGAGAAACACTGGTGTCTATGTTATGTAAATGAGACACCCCAATAAAAGATATTTATAGTTAGAACATGAAGACAACTTACATAGAACACAAAGGAAAACAATACGAAGTAAAAGAGCCAACCATCGAGACATGGAAAAATGTGATGGTATTCAAAGATTTATTTGATGAAGAAGAAATGAGTGTTAAAATGATTTCTGAAGTCACTGGTTTATCCATGAAAGAAGTCAAAGAAGCAGATGCGTTAGACATCAGAATTGCGGGGGATACTCTATGGAGATATTTGAATCAAGAATCAAGAGAGTTATTCAGGACCATTGAACACAATGGAGTTACATACACACTTGTTGATGTAAACAAAATATCGTTTGGTCAGTTTGTTGACATTGATACATTCATGAAAAAAGATGAGTCATATAAGATTGCAAACTTAAACGAACTCGCAGCCTATTTATATTGTGAAGAAGGACAGAACTATGGGGATTCAGACATCAAAAAAAGAATTATAGATTTCAAAACTCTACCAGTGAAATACATTGAGTCGAGCGTTTTTTTTTTGTTGAATTTGGCAAAGGGATTGCACGAGCTTACCCTGCTTTATTCCAAGAGCAAACTGATGTGGTGGACGATGAGAGCGA